GGAGTAATACCTGCCAATCCAAATACAGGTACTTTTTATACTTTAACTGACTGCACTTGGGATACTAGAAGCCAACTTAATATGGTTACTAACTCTGCGTTTGCTGATACCAGTAAATGGACCGCAACTTCGGGGACTACTTTTACGGTGAGCACCTCTAGTCCTTTATATGGAACTAAACGAGGAAATGTATCTGCTACCGGTGGTGGAGAGATCTCTACCGTTGTTTACTACCCAACTGGGGCTTGCGTAGGTGGTGAAGACGTTGTTATTTCTGCGTACATTAAAAATGTTGCAGGAACGTACTCAATAAGTACTAATGGACAAGCAATAGGTGCGTTTAAAGTTTCTTCCGCTAATGCTTCTTCTTGGACAAGAATTCACGTTAATCGTATTGCAGAAGTAGGGGAAACTAACTTTACAGTCACAATTTCATTAACTGATGCAGGATCTGGAACCAAAGTGTTCCATATTGACGGAGTACAAGCTGAGTTTGGAAGAATTGCAACCCCCTTTGTAGACCCAGCAAACGGGTTAACTACAACCTCAACAAACTTAGCACAATCAGGAGAAACAATTTCATACCGCTACTCTTCTATGGTTAACGCAGGGTATAGTTTTTACGGCACTAGATACGCAGAGAAGTATCAAAGATTAGAGTCTTCTTTAGGTTTAGTTACTCCTTTAGGGTCAAGCTATGCGCTGCAAACAAAACCATCTGATGTAGGTCTAGAAGAAATTTTAGACACCCTAGTTACATCACCTTCTTTTGAAAATAATCTAAAGGGGTGGAATGGCGTATCTGCAACCATAAAGCGAACCCTGTCAAGAGGAACCCTATTTGATGAGTTTCTTACTCAAGGGGCTGCTTTTTGTAAAGTAGCGTCCACAGCTGCAACTAGTTTTGGAATTATTACTGATTTAATAGACATTGAGCCTGTAACTGGATACTACACATCAATAGCTGTAAAACCAGAAAACGAAGACGCGTATGGAACCTATACGTTAAAAATACAGTGGTATGCGGAAGGCGGCGGGTTCTTAAGAGAAAAAACTTCTTCTATGGTCATAAATAGACACGATCGTTGGGCATACCTAGATATCGTAGCTCCAGGAAACAAGACGGTTAGTATTTCAAAAGTAGCTATAGCTAGCAACGTAGTAACTATAACTACGCGGTCAATCCATAAATTTTCTGTTGGGGAAGAAGTAACAATCAGCATTAATGAGTTCCCTAACCTTGCTGGAAATGCGACTATTAGCGCAGTAACCGACAGCACGTTTTCTTATACGTTCTCAGCGTCTAACATCTCAACAACAGACGTTGTAGGGTCTGCAAGGTTTAATAACGTAGGGGTATCTTTTGCAAAACTAGAGGTTGTTTGTACCCCAACTTCTCTAGGCATTGGGCGCACCTTCCACCTTGACAAGGCAATTTTTAGAGAGTAGGTTTCTGCCTATGACTGAACTACTCGTAGCAGCTTGGGCAGTAGCCTGTGTGTTAACTGCCATCGAGGAACTATTAATATCCCTAGGAAAATGGAGGGGCCTACTTGCCCTCTCTATGAGCACAGTAGCCTGTCTAGTCCTTAGACCTTTAGGTTGGGATCAAATCTTTTATGTACTCTCTGCGTCGTTCATTGGACTTATATTTTCAGTGGTTGTAGAAAACCTTATAACCGGAACACCAGAACGCGTTGCTCGCGGGTTGCCAAAGAAGGTACCTCCGCTATAGAGTGTGTCCTCCAAGAAGGAGGAGATTATGAAGTCACCATATTCAGACCCAAACCTGTCACTTCGTGCTCGGGGTCTATATTCATATTATGTAGAAGTAGGGCGTGTTTTATCGTCTGAAGAAATGTCAGCTTCGGTACCTGAGGGTAGAGATGCCATTAGAAACGCCATGAAAGAACTTAAGTTCTATAAGTATATAAAAGCCGTAAGGTATCAAGATAACTCTGGACAATGGCGGACACTGCTTAAATTCACCGACGACGTAGTTTCAGGCATTCTATACATTGACAGTGGTACAGTTACTAATACTAATACTAATGATATGTCTACTAGTACAAATATAGATACAGTTACTAACGTAACTGTATCTATAGGGGCTGCGCCCCAAAAAGAAAAAGGAGGATTGATGATGGCATGGCCTGAATTAGGAGATAGCCCAACCCCCGATAAACCAAAGCGCAAGTTTGTGTTGGACACCGAAGACGACTCTGGAGCTATTGGGAAAGTTAGTTCTTTAAAGGTTGGCGGTGCTCGTAAAAAGAAAACCACTGTAGAGCGGGAATCTAGAAACAGAATTAACATCCCCGAAGAAGAGTGGATTGCTAGGGATCTTTGTGCAGAGTTCTACGACTTGCTGTCTACTCTAAACACCAGCGCCCCAAATCAAATGAGTGCCAAGCATCTTGCTACTTGGATTAACAAGAGAATCGGGGAAGGAGTACCGGCTGTTGCTATTCTTAAGGGCATGCGTATGTTTTTTGCAGACCCTAGAATGTTTCATGATATTGGTGTAGGTTTGCCTATATACCAACGTTTTATGAAGTACTACGGAACTATCCACGGAATTGTGAACCGAGTTGCGGAATCATCAGCTTTAGATGAAGATACTCTCGCTCATCAAGAAAAGTTACTTAAGCTATTGGAGGGTTGATGTATAACGTTTCAGAGTTGTCGGGAACTGTGCGGGCACAGATTAATGCGGCAAACCTCCCAATGAAAACCATTGGGTGGGAGTTTTCAGATATAGAGCCATCAGATTCTTTGGATAAAGTCCAGCTTTGGGTCGAAATGGTCAAATCTGGAAAAGTCATCCAATCGGCTGGAAACGCCAATTGCGGGCGTGGATTGCTATTGGTAGGTGAACCAGGTCACGGAAAGACTACTCTCGCCTCTACGGCCCTACAGGAGCTCATTAAAGGCATGTCTAGAGAGTCCTGGGGCACTCCAGATTTGAACCCAAAACGACCCGCCATGTTCATGGACTACCCAAAGCTCCTTAGAGTCCAGAAGACCCAGTGGTCTGATTTTGACGACAGCGTTGAAACTATGATTAATGGCATCTATGGAGAAGGCGCTAAAGAATACGCAGTGCGAACTTTTGTTCTTGACGATTTAGGCAAGGAGTATCGAACATCTTCCAATTGGGCAGAAAACACATTTGATGCTTTACTACGTTCTAGGTTTAACGCTGGATTCCCCACTATCGTTACAACTAACGTTCCTTTAAAAAGTTGGGGGACGGTATATGGTGAAGCTATGGGTAGTTTTGCCTATGAAGCTTTCATTCCAATTGACATAATAGCCAAAGGAGACCGACGCAAATGAGGACAGCAATGAGTTATTGGAAAGCAATGCAACTATTCCTTTCAGACACCGGAGTACACGAAGTAGAGATCAACTCTCCTTCGTTAAAGTTGCGTTGTAACTGCGAAGGTTTTAAGTTACGCAAAGCTTGTAAACACGTGCGGTTTGTTAAAGTTAAAATGGACGACAATGACGGCGTGTATCCAACAGAAATTTCTAGAAAAGCATCTAAATTAGATGCCGCTGTAGCTAGTAACGATCCAGAAGCATTTAGAAAACTTTTAATTAACTATGGCAAAATTGAAGTTTTGTAATTATGCGCGGGGGCGACATATCCAATGAAGTTCCTTTAAGGGTTGTAGTTACTTTAGATTGCATCCTGTTTAAGAGACCTACTGTAAAAAAAATATTGGGGATCCCAGTATTTGGAGAAGAAAGTCAATACAACCGCCAGTCTCTTTCCCTGTTCTGGCGATTTGCAGACAAGTATGGATATACCTTAGAGTTAGTTGGCTTTGGTTACACAAAAAAAGAAATGGATGAAGTTTTAGAAGATTTAAATAATCTTGGGACTAATCCGTTTAACTATGTAAACCGCTATAACTCTGTAGCAGATTTAGTAGCAGAACTGCCGTACCGTCCAGAACTCAAAGGGGTTGTGGATATACCCACTAGGGGTCTAAGGTATGGTGGTAAGTATCTAGAGATGGGGCGGTTGTAGTGGCAGCAGATAACGAAGTTAGATTACTTTCTCGCGCCATACGAACTCGAGACATTACCCCGTTGTTAGAAGCAGGGGTTACTGATGATTGGTTTTTTGTAGACGAGAATCGTCAAGTGTGGAGATTCTTACGTCAGCACTGGACTAGGTATCAAGAGGTTCCTACATCTGTAACAGTTGTAGATAATTTTCCAACCTACAGGCTTTTAGCTGTAGACGATACTTTAGAGTATTTAGTTGATCAGTTAGTTGAGTACCGCAAACGTCAACATGCAATAACAGTCATTCAAGATGCTTCAGAGGCTATCGCTAGCGGAGATCACAACGTTGCCATATCTGTTTTAAGTCAAGGTGTAGCAAAGTTAATTGACGAGGGTGCTAGAGAATCTAATGATATAGATTTAACTAACAATGCTACTAAACGTTTTGAAGACTACACGCACATTAAAACCAGACCTAACGGATTAATAGGTTTTGCTACTGGATTTAAAACTATTGATGAGGCAACTGCCGGCTTACAGCCCGGTCAGCTTATAACTATTATTGCTCCCCCTAAAACAGGTAAGTCAGTGTTAGCAATGCAGATGGCTATAAACGTTCATAGAGACGGTTTTGTTCCAATGTTTCAATCCTTTGAGATGACTAACTTAGAGCAACAGCAGAGGCACGACTCAATGCGATCACGTATTGCTCATTCTCGTCTTATACGCGGGGCGTTAACTCCTGCGGAAGAAGCACGGTATATGGATGAACTTAAGGCTATGGAGTCTATGCATAAATTTTATTTAACAGATTCTGTGTCCGCTATGACTGTCACAGGACTAGCAGCAAAGATTGAAAAGATTCGACCTGATATTGCATTTGTAGATGGAGTTTATTTGATGACGGATGAGGTGACGGGGGAATCTAATAGTCCTCAAGCACTCACTAACATCACTAGAAACTTGAAACATTTAGCAATGGCTAAGAAGATCCCTATTGTTATATCTACTCAGGTTTTGTTATGGAAGATGAAGAAGCGTCAAGTATCAGCTGATGCTATTGGTTACTCATCTTCTTTTTATCAAGACTCTGATGTAATCCTTGGGTTACAGAAGCAAGATGAAGAAGACGATACTTCCCGTGAACTACGTATTGTTGCAAGCCGTAACTGCGGACCGGCTACAAGTGATCTGCTATGGGACTGGGAAGCGGGGAAATTCGAAGAATATGGATCTTTATTCGGAATCAGCACCATTTAATGGAAAACAGGCTTGTCTTTCTGTTGACCCAGAAATCTTTTTTCCAGAAGATTATGAAAATAGGGAGGCGGTGTTTGCAGCAAAAACAATTTGTAAAGAATGCCCCCTAACTACTGATTGTTTAATATACGCCGTAAAAGATTCTAAACTTGACGGGATTTGGGGAGCTACCACACCGGCAGAACGTAAAAATTTAAGGAGAAGAAAAGTGGTTTTAAATTAATGTTTGATTTAAGAGATAAAGACTCTCCTCTTCACGTATGCGTGTGTGGCTCAATGCTTTGGTACGTTAAGTGTATGTTTGAAGATTATGCGATTTCTACTTATATGCTAGAGATGGAGTGTTTTTCTTGTGGTTCCGTTGCAACAGCGCCTACACTTATAGATATGCCAGACAACTACGTAAAAATGGAGGATAGACGTGAAGAAAGAGAAGATGAAGAAGATTACGGAAACTGATTTACGTGCTCGGGGCTACTTAACGGTAGATGAGTTTGTGGATAAATTTTCTGAGAGTTTGCGAGGCTATATGCACTCTAATTGGCCTACCACAGCCACCGAATTGCAGCACCCAGAGGATTTAGCATCTAATGCTCTTACCTACACCGAAATTATGTACCGAGTGATTGTGGATTTTTCATAAATGTATCGTGATGGGGATGTCCAGCAAGCCTTGCTGCGTCTTGGGGTTTTAACCGAACCGCGTAACCAAGAGCTCAAAGGTTACTGCCCCATGCACTTAGAACGTGTTGGTCGAGAAGATCATAACCCTTCTTGGTCAATGAATTCTGTTACTGGCGTTCACCATTGTTTTTCTTGTGGGTACAAAGGCACGTTAATAACTTTGGTTGCCGAAGTCCAAGAAATGAAAACTTCTTGGGGCCGTCTTGACTTAGACGCAGCTAAAGATTGGCTTCGTGCAAATGTTGAGGTTGATTTTGAGCAGTTAAGCAAACAGTTAGAGGATATGCGGGAATCTTATGTTTCTTTAGATCGTCCTGTAGAAATGAGCGAAGCTCGTCTTGCAGTTTTTGACGAGGTGCCTGAGTGGGCTCTACAAGCTAGAGGTTTAACAAAAGAAGCGTGTCGGACTTACGGAGTTATGTGGGATCGTCGACAAGAAGCTTGGATTACCCCTATTAGGAATCCTGAGACTGACAAGCTTTTGGGTTGGCAAGAAAAGGGTCAAAGTAACCGGGTTTTTAGAAACCGCCCGACAGGCGTAAAAAAATCTACAACGTTATTTGGTTTGGACACTTGGTTGGGCGGAACTATGATTGTAGTTGAGTCTCCCCTAGACGTTGTAAAATTAGCTTCTCTAAAGTTGAGTCAGGGCGTATCAACTTTTGGTGCAAGTGTTAGCTCTGAACAGGTTGCTTTATTCCGTAAAGCTGAGAAGTTGATTTTTGCTTTCGATAACCCTAGTATTGATAAGGCAGGGGAAAAAGCATCTAAAGAGATGCTTGCACTTAGCAAAAATGCTGGCTTTGAATGTTGGTTTTTTAACTATACCTCTACAGGTATAAAGGACATAGGAGACATGGACTATGAGCAAGTACAGTACGGCATCACAAAAGCTAAGCATTGCGTATTTGGGGAAAAAGCAATTTACGGAGACTGAGGCTGAGCTTAGAGCTCGGATTATGAACGAGATTGCTCACGTAAACGAATATTACCGCGGAGGTACCCCCAAGTCAGCCACTGCTATACTCGTGGAAGTAATGGCCATCATAAGGGGTAACTAGTGACGTTTACCGGAACTCTTCTTCCGTATCAACCAGAAGCAGTGGACGCTATGTGCACTCGAGGCAAGATGTTAGTTGCCTACGATCTTGGTTTGGGAAAAACAGTTCTAACTATTGCGGCTTTAGAACGTCTTATGGATGAGGGGTCTATAACCGCCCCAGGCCTTATAATTTGTCTATCTAGCTTGAAGTATCAATGGGCAGATCAGATAAGGAAGTTTACTGATGGATCTTCAACACCTTTGGTTATTGACGGAACGCCGAAACAACGGATTGCTCAGTACGCAGAAGCAATCGACTGGGGGCATTCACTCGTGGATTACGTCATTATTAACTACGAGCAAGTTGTTAACGACTGGGAGTATGTACGACAGCTCCCTACGGGATTCATTGTCTGTGACGAAGCCACTGCCATCAAAAGTTTTAAATCAAAAAGATCTAAGTGCGTAAAAAAATTAAAAAGCAATTATAAGTTTGCTCTTACTGGCACGCCCGTAGAAAACGGAAAACCAGAAGAACTGTATTCAATTATGCAGTTTGTTGATTCTAAAGTGTTGGGCAGATTTGATTTATTTGATCAAACGTTTATTGTACGTAATCGTTTTGGCGGTGTAGAGCGCTACAGAAACTTACAGTTACTGCATAAAACGTTGTCTGCAGCGTGTACTCGTAAACGACAGTCAGATCCTGATGTAGCTCCTTATTTGCCAGAAACTATTTTTGCAGAAC